ATCTTTTGCCATTTTAAGATTTGGACCACTTGTTGTTATACTATTTATTTCAAATGTTCCAATTGCATAATTATAATATCTTAAATTAGACATATTACCATTAAAACCACCATTTCTATTAATATGAATATTGTCATAATTTTGTTTTGCCACATTAGTTAATTTATGTCGTTTTGCTAATGTTCCATTTATATATACATCTAAGACATTTTGTGATGTTAATCTAACAATTACTCCTACCCATTTTTTTATTGGTATTCCATCCACATATATATCATCATAATATTTATATGGATTATTGTTATCATCATTATCGTGAAAAATATTTAATCTTACTAACATACCTAGTTCTTTAAAATCTTCTTTTAAATCATCATTTGGAGCAGTTTGTGCGCGACGTCCTTTATATAAATATACTCCCGGAGCGTTATTTGGACCGTAAATTCCATTGCCTTCTTCTGTTGTGCCTCCCTTATGGAAAACGTGCATCATTTTTTTATTATCCAAATTTGTGTCTTTTACATAAATCCAAAAAGAATAAGTAAATTCAACACCATCATATTCATCTTTACTTCTCATAATAGGTTTTGCGTCTTTTTCACTTAATGATTGTTTTATTGTTAAAGGATTAGTTGCATCTTTCATACCATATAATAAATATGGAGTTGGACTAGGTGAGAAAAAATACATTAATAATTTACTAAAAATATAAAACAAAAAACTAAATACTATTATTATAAATAATAAAAATGTTGCTTTTGCTACTAATGTATTAGATGATAAAAATTCTTTTGATTTTGAAAAAAAACTATCACCACTATCAGGTTTTAAATCTGGCATACCTGGAGCAACAGGTAACTTTTCTTTAATATTATTTCCAACGTTAACAATATTTTCTTTTATATTATTTAAATTGTCTGCTATATTATCTTTTAAATTATTTGCAGCATTTTTAACATTTTCCATATTTATATAATTATATATAAATATATAAAATTATATTCATAAAATTATATATATACAAATTAATAGATTTAAACTATATTGTAAAACTTCCTTTTTCTTTATTAAATTCTAAAAATGAAACTTTTAAGCTATATTGATTAAATAATGATTTTGCCAAAGAGGCATTGATTCCTTCTTTATAAATTTTATATGCTTGTTGTGGATTAATTGAATTTGGTTCATAACGGACTCGTGTAATAAATCCCTCAAACCCAGATACACTATTGGTTACACTTCCTAAATAAATATTTTTTTTATTTGCATTATTATTATATGTTCCATCTAATATAAAAGAATTTCTTAATTTTCCATCTAAATAAACATCAAATGTTTTTGTATCAACACTTAAAATTAAACAGTTCCATTTTTGCAATGGTATATTGCTAATTTTATGTCTTGTAACAATAGAATTTAATGAACCAGGTGTTGCAGGAGTAAAATCTTTACATCTATCTTCTCCATATGTTTCTATATCAATTAATAAATTATTATCGTATTTATCTAAACATATATTTAAATTTCTAAATGAAATATCACTTACATTTGTCATACAATCACTTGTTTTTGTTATTCCTGTTAAATTTGTCAATCCAGATCTTGTTTTTACATCTGGATTTTTTGCCATAAATAAAATATTTTTTTCTTGTCCCATTCCATTTCCCCAATCATCTATAAAAAACCATACACTCAACATAAAATTACTAGTTCCTTCTCCTTTTAAATCACTATATGGTATAACATTTGTTGAATTGCCGAGCAAAGATGTATCTGTTGTTCCTATTTTACTTGCACTTATCATTTTATCAAAAACAACATTTGTTGAAAAAAATACTTTATTTAATAACCATATTATTATTAATATTAAGATTATGATGATTATAATATTAGCAATATTCATATTTAATATAAATTAATATTATTATTTATATTAAATTAATGTAAATTAAATATTATATTAAATATTATATTAAATATTATATTAAATATTATATTAAATATTATATTTATTCATTTTTTGTTAAATCATATAGAAATTCTATATTATTATTTGGTCTTGGTGTTTTATAATAATTTATTTCTTTAATACTACCATAAATACCATTCTTATTTTTATATTTTTTATCACCAATTTCTACATTATCATTGGTAACAAAATTTGGTATATTTGGTTTTGAACCAACAAGTTTGCCATCTATAAAAATATCTAAATTGTTATCTTTAAAATTAATAACAAAATAAAGCCATTTTTGATATTTTAAATTATAATTGTTATATTCTTTATCATTCGATTTAAATATTGTTGTTCTTTGACCATTATCATTGTTTGATTTTTCCATCGATTCAACAATTAATTGTTTTGTTAAGCCATTATATTTTATAACAGGTTTATTGCCATAATTAAATAATATTACTCCATTTGGATCGCTGTATGCTTCATTTGTATTTTTTTCTTGTGGATTTAAATATAAATAAAAACTTATGCTATAAGTATAATTAATTCTATTTTTATTTGGATTGTCTGTTCCGTTAAATTTTGTTTCTAAATTATATTCTGTATCATCATTTTTTTCAAAGATACTTATACTTGTTGAGTCATCTTTAACAGATTTAATATTTTGATCTCTTAGATATTGATAATATGCAATATGTCTATATTTGTGAGTATAATAAATTTGATTATTTTCCAATAAATTGTGTTTATTTAAATTGGCAAAATATTTGAATAATACTGGAATAAAGAAAAATAAACATATTAATACTAATTCTAAAATAAATAATAAATATATTGATTTTGGTGTTATTTTAAGGTCTTCTTTTAATTTTTTTATTCCAATTATTAACAAACAAGGTATAAAGAAAATTAAATATTTTATTATGCAAATTAATTTTTGATAGAATTCTATATCTTTACTTAAACAATTAATATCATTTAATTGCATATTTACTATATACGCAAATATAGATAATGTTGTAATTATTATAAAAATCCCGAGTATTAGTTTTGTAATAGTAAATAAACTATGATAATTATGATATGCTGAAAAAATTAAACTTATTATTATTACTGGTAATAAAACAATTCCTAATAAAGAAAAAAATGATTTAAATAAATTAATTAATGGATTTTTAAATGAAAATTTGTAATTTTCATTATTAAATTCGTATTTTCTTTTATACTCATATTTTTCTTTTTGAGTTGAAAGTGTGTTTTTTATAGAAGATTTTGCATAATAATGATTTGTAGATTCATTTCTATATGCAATAAAATAAAATAACGTTAAAAATAATGAAGCAATTATTATTACACTTAATTGTGATGTTTGTGGATTGAATAATTTAAAAGGATTTACATAATAAATTAAATAAAATAATAAACTAAAAACTAATAATAATATTGTAAAAATAAATCTACTATAATATTTTTCATTTAATATGTAATCAAATACATATAATGCACCATCTTTAAATCTCTCAAAAAATGATAATAATAATTCAAATAATCCATAGAAAAATTGTTTTAATAAATTAAAAAAACCATCATTAATAGAATCACCACTTGTTGGCATAATTATAATATTATTATATTATAATAATATCAAGAAAAAAACAAACTGATTAAAATAATTTAAAATAATTATAAATTCTCCATTGCGGTTTTTTTACCATGGCAATCTCTACATAATGCTTCTAAATTATCTATATTATTTGAACCACCATATTCCAACTTCATTACATGATCTACTTCAAACCATGCAGGTAATTGTTTTGTACAATGCTTACATTTCCAATTTTGATTTGCGGCTACATATTTTTTTTTTGTTTCACTTACACTTCGTTTTGTTCCTTTATTTCCAGAATTTAATAAACGTCTTTGTTGTGGTGTCAAACTTTGAAATGTTTGATTGTATTGGTTTTGAGCATGATTCACGTTATAATTAGAATTAATAGAATCTCCTAATGCTTTACCTGTAAAATCTATTAATGGCGCGACCATAGAAGTTGTATTTCTATCAATAGGTAAATATTTTATATAACCATTTGCATTACTAAAAAATTCTTTTGCATGTTGTGGGGAACGCTTTAAATATAAATATACACATAATCCTACAAATGCGATTAATGCCATTTTATAAAATTTTTGATATGATTTAATTTTTGCTAAAATCTTTCCTTCAAAATAAATATTTGCAAGAAAAATTAAAATAATTCCTCCAATAAATAATTCTAATTTCATAATTAATATATTATTATATTTATTAATTATGCTTTTTAATTAATATATAATTACTTGTTATACTAATAAATATTATTTATTTTGAAAAATATAGGAAAATTATGAGAGAAACTAATAAAATAAGTGCCCCTCCATAAATATATTTATGTTTATTTGCTCTCTCTTCTCTCAATTTTACATCTTTAAGTTTATAATTTTGATAATATTTATCCATAGCTTCATAATATGTGAGTTCTGGTTTTCCTAGATAAACATTAATTTTATTATGAATAAAATGCACCCATTTTATCATACTCTCTCGTGAATCTAAGTAAGGTGTTACTGGATAGTGGTCTAAAAATTGAGAGAAAGTGTTACCAATATCTGAGACAGGCATAAATAATGGTACATTTTGTATAAAATCATAATATTTTCTTTTAGAAACATCATTTGGATTTAAAGGATACGAGAGAGCCATAGTATATAAAAAAAACCAATAATGTGGTCCCCATATTTCAGGATTAAATATATTACTCGTATTACTCATTAAATATAAATAATATAAAAACAATTAAATAGTTACATATAGTTTAAAAATTATTTTGCTAAAATGAGTAATATTAAAAAAACAACATTTTGCAATAATTGCGGAAAGATAGGACATTTATTTCATCAATGCAAAATACCAATTACAAGCATAGGTATTATTGCATTTAGAAAAGCATTAAATGATTATGAAGTATTATTAATAAAAAGAAAAGATAGTTTAGCATTTGTAGATTTTATGAGAGGAAAATATAATTTAGAAGATAAAAAATATATATTAAATACATTTGAAAAAATGACAATTGGCGAACGAAATAAATTATTAAATAGTGATTTTCAAAGTTTATGGAATTATTTATGGGGCATAAAAATTGCATTACAATACAAAAATGAAGAGAAAGTATCAAATAATAAATTTAACAAATTAAAAGAAGGATATAAAATAAATAATGAATTTATAAATTTAGAGACTATTATTAATGAATGTAAAAATAATTATATTGAACCAGAATGGGGATTTCCAAAAGGTAGGCGCAATTTTCAAGAAAAAGATATAATGTGTGCATTGCGTGAATTTGAAGAAGAAACAGGATACAATAAAACCGATATTATTACCCTACATAACATAATACCTTTAGAGGAAATATTTACTGGTTCAAATTATAAATCATATAAACATAAATATTTTTTAGGATTTATGAATAATAATAATAAACCACAAACTATATATCAAACATATGAAATAAGTAAGATAGAATGGGTTTCAATAAATACTGCATCTGACTATTTACGTGATTATAATATTGAAAAAAAAAATATATTAGTTGAATTAAATAAATTATTAAAAACTAATAAACTATATATTTAATATATAGATGAGTGATAAACCAGATAATATAGATTATAAAGAAAGAAATTATTCAGATAATAATTTACCTAAACCCCAAGTATTACCATCACCACAAGATGAAGATTCCAGTGATTCAGATTTAAGCAAATCAAAAGAAGATTCACAAGAACCAGAAGAATTATCAGAAAAATCATCAGAACCAGAAGAATCAGAACCAGAACCAGAAGAATCAGAACCAGAACCAGAAGAATCAGAACCAGAAGATTCAGAACCAGAAGAATCAGAACCAGAAGAATCAGAACCAGAAGAATCAGAACCAGAAGAATCAGAACCAGAAGATTCGGGACAAGAAGAAGATTCGGGTCAAGAAGAAGATTCGGGTCAAGAAGATTCAAGCGATGAGGAAGTAGAAAAAACAGAAGATGAGTTTTTTTTAGAAGATGAAGAATTTATTAAATCAAAAAAAATAAAAAATATGGAATTATACAATATATTTAAAAAAAATATTAATAATATAGATTTTGATGAATCAATATTAGAAACTACAAAAAATAATATTACAACAAAAAAAGATTTGCAATATTTTTTAAATTCAGTTGAATTATTAAATAGAATTAATACAAACGAACAAAGCGATAAATATTATAAAAATTATGATTATTTATATCCACATTTAGACGATGAATTATTAAATATAAAAATTTCAAATTTACAAGAATTTAAAGAGCACAAATATAATGTAAATATTGAAAAAATAAAATCCATAGAAGAAGAAGCAGAAAAATTATGTAATAGTGAATTTGAACTATTACCACACCAAATGTTTATTAAAAACTTTCTTTCTAATTATACACCATACAATAGTCTATTTTTATATCATGGTTTAGGGTCAGGCAAAACATGTTCAGCTATAAGTATAGCAGAAGAAACTCGTGAGTTTTTGAAATTAAATGGTTATAAAGAAAGAATAATCATTGTTGCATCGCGCAGTGTTCAAACTAATTTTAAATTACAGCTTTTTGACGAACGCAAATTAAAATTAGAAAATGGCAAATATAGTATTGACAATTGTGCAGGAAACAATTTTTTAAAAGACATAAATATGTTAAAATCCAGTGTATCAAAAGAAAAAGTAGTAAAAATAGTTGACAATATAATTAATAGTTATTATTTATTTATGGGATATATTGAATTTGCAAATTTAATAATAAAAAAATCAAATATAGATAATGTTAGCTTTAAATCATTAAATAGCAAAGA